GGCTGAGACGTTCGCAGAGGACTACGCCAGCAAGGTGAGCGCCAGCGGCCTGCTGGAGCGCTGCGAGCATTACAAACCCGGCACTGTGCCAGATGGTGCGTCGGCCATCACAGTCGGCGTTGACGTGCAGGACAACCGGCTGGCGATCAGCGTCTGGGCATGGGGACGCGATGAGGAGGGCTGGCTGCTAGACCACCAGGAGATCCACGGCGACCCAAGCCGCGCAGACCTCTGGAAGCAGCTGGACCAGATGGTGCTGCGCGAATGGCCCCACGCGCTGGGCCATGGCATCCGACCGCATGTGGTGGCGATCGACAGCGGCGGCCATTTCACCGCTGAGGTGTACCAGTACGCACGCGAGCGCGGCAGGCAGGGCGTGATTGCGATCAAAGGCGCCAGCCAGCGCGGCAAGCCACCGATCGGCAAGGGCAGCCGGGTGGATCTCAACGCCAAAGGCCAGACCATGAAGCGCGGCGCAGTGGTGCATCCGGTCGGCAGCGACACGATCAAGACCACGCTGTTTGGTCGGATCAGGCATAGCGAGCCCGGGCCCGGCTACCTGCACTTCCACATGGATGCAACGGTGGACTACTTCGAGCAGCTGACCGCCGAGAAGCAAGTGATGCGATACAACCGCTCAGGGTTCCCGGTGCGCGAATGGGTCAAGAAGCCATCAGCGCGAAATGAGGCGCTGGATTGCTTGGTCTATGCCTATGCGGCGCTGTGCCATCTCTACACGCGCTACGACCGGCGGACGATATGGGATCAGCTGGACAAACCAGCAGAAGCACGCGCTAAGCCATCGCTAAGATCAGCTAAGGCTGGGTCAGCCTTCCTTAGCAACTGGTAGCAGTGAACATCCCTGCGACAATCCGAGCCGGCGACACGGTGAAGTGGCGGGATGATGCCAGCGTGGATGCGTTCGGCAATGCCGTCACAAGCGGCACCTGGACGCTGACCTATTACCTGCGCACCAATACCGCAAGCGAAGGCGCAACGATCGCTGGCACCGCATACGGCCAAGGCTGGGAGCTGACCATTGCCGCCGCCACGAGTGCTGGCTTCGATGCAGGGCAGTGGTACTGGCAGGCGATTGCAACTGCCGGCAGCGAGAAGCTGACACTCGGCGCTGGCCAGCTTGAGGTGCTGGCGGCGTTGAACTATGCCGGCTCGCCAGGCGCGTTTGATGGCCGCAGCCAGGCGCAGCAGGATCTTGATGCGGTGCAAGCTGCGATCCGCGCGATGGTATCGGGCGGCGCGGTCGCTGAATACACCATCGGCAGCAGGCGGCTGAAGAAGCTGCCGCTAACGGAACTGCTGCAGCTGGAGGCCAAGCTCAAGTCCGATGTGAAACGCGAGCAGGCGGCAGAGCTGGCGGCCAATGGCCTGGGCAATCCCCACAACCTATTCGTGAGGTTCAGTTGATGGCCAAGAAGCGCAGGCAACAGGCGGCACCATCAGCACCGCGGCGGCGGATGTACCAAGGCGCGCAGTTCAGCAGGCTGACTGCTGACTGGGTGACAGGTAACACCAGTGCCGACAGCGAGATCTACGGCAGCGCGCAGAAGCTGCGCGATCGCGCGCGGCAGTTGTGCCGGGACAACGACTACGCGCGACAGGCATTGCGCGCGATTGAAGGCAACGTGATCGGGCAGGGCATCCCGTTCCAATCGCAGGTGCGGATGCAACGCGGCGGCAGGCTTGATACGCAGGTGAACGATGCCATCGAGGCGGCATGGCGGCAATGGACAACTGCGCGGCATTGCCACACCGGCGGCAAGCTGAGCTTTGCCGACATTGAACGGCTAGTGATCCGCGCCTGCGCCGAGAGCGGCGAGGTGTTTGTCCGACTTGTGCGGCAGAGTTTTGGCGGCAGCACTGTGCCACTGGCGATGGAGGTGATTGAGGCAGATCAGCTGGATGATGGCCTGAACGGCCGCAGCCAGCAGGGCAACGAGATCCGCATGGGTGTGGAGGTGGACGGATGGGGCAGGCCGATCGCGTATCACTTCCTGGCGTATCACCCGGGCGATTACCAGTTCAGCAATCAACAGATCAGCACACAGCGGCACAAGCGCATCCCGGCAGAGGAGATCATTCACCTTTACCGCGCCGAGCGCCCCGGCCAGACAAGGGGGGTTACATGGTTCGCTAGCGCAATCCAGCGACTGCATCACCTGGCGGGCTACGAGCAGGCCGAGGTGGTGCGAGCACGGGCCAGCAGCGCGCTGATGGGTTTCATCACCAGTCCTGAAGGTGAGCTGATCGGTGATGATGTGATGGACGGCGAACGCGTTTCAAACTTCGAGCCCGGGGTCTTCAAATACCTGAATCCCGGCGAGTCGGTTACGGTGCCGAGCCTGGACAGCCCCGATGGTCAGTTCGAGCCGTTCCTGCGGGCGATGCTGCGCGCCATGGCTGCAGGCATCGGTTGCAGCTACGAGACGATCTCGCGCGACTTCAGTCAAACCAACTACAGCAGTAGCCGGCTGAGCCTGATCGAAGACCGCGACCACTGGCGGATTCTGCAATCGTGGATGATCGAAAACTTCCACCGCCGCGTGTTCCACGAGTGGATTGATCTGGCAGTGCTGAGCAATGCGCTATCGCTGCCCGGCTACGAGCTAGCACCCGATCGTTTTAAGGCTGCGCGCTGGATGCCGCGCGGCTGGGCATGGGTTGACCCTGCCAAGGAAGTGGCCGCATACAAGGAAGCGGTGCGGTGCGGCTTCAAAACTCTGGGCGAGGTGGTCGCAGAGCAGGGCGGTGATCTTGATGAGCTGCTGCTGGCGCGGCAGTCCGAGCTGGCGATGCTCGATCAAATGGGCATCGTCGTTGATAGTGATCCGACGCAGGTGACCGGCGCTGGCCAGCAGCAGATGCAGCCATACCCAGAGACGCAACTGCCTACTGAGGAGCCTGCCTAATGGCCAACGTCAACGGCACCGAGATCAACCTGATGCCAACCGCTGGAATGCGCGAGGAAGCTGAGCGCTACCGCGCATGGAAGGCTGATGGCGAGCAGGGCGGCACTGATGTGGCAGCCACCAGGGCATCGCAAATCCTGAGCGGCGACGAGCTAAGCCCCGACACCGTGATCACAATGGCTGCTTGGTTTGCGCGGCATGAGGTGGACAAGCAAGGGCAGGGCTTCAGCCAAGGCGAAGACGGCTACCCATCACCGGGCCGTGTGGCATGGGCGGCATGGGGCGGCGATGCTGGCCAGAGTTGGTCTACATCAAAGGCCGATAGGATTAAGGCACTGCAAGATCGCACGATGGAACGACCGTATCCCAATGAGCACGCGGCGCGATTGACCGATCCTGATCAATACGATGAGATCCGACGCGTGAATGATGAAGGCGGCCCCGGCGTTGACTTCATCTATGGGATCAAGGATGGCAATACCGAGCTGCAGGCCATTCGCTTTGATGCGGCACGATTCAGCGCCGACGAGGCCCGGCAGTGGCTAAGCGACAATGACATGCAGGAGATCTTGTTCGAGGTAGCGACCGGCGAGCGGATGCAACGCTCAGCGCCGGTGGCCTTCAGCCGTTCAGCGCAGATCGCAGAAGATGACCGCACGCTTGAGTTCCCGTTCTCCAGTGAGTACCCGGTCGCACGCTACTTCGGCAATGAGATCCTGGCCCACACCCGCGAGGCTGTGGATCTTGCGCGGCTGAACGATGGCGCGCCGCTGCTGTTCAACCATGACCCCGACAAGCTGATCGGCGTGGTTGAGCGCGCATGGGTGGATGAAGACCAGAAGCGCGGCTACGCACGCGTGCGCATGAGCCGCAATCCATTTGCGCAGGAGGTGATGAATGACGTTCGTGATGGCGTGCTGCGCAATGTGAGCTTCGGCTATGCGATCAACGATATGGAGCAGCGCGGCGAAGACTTCATCGTGACGCGATGGAGCGCGCACGAGCTATCGCTAGTGTCAATTCCTGCCGACCCTACAATCGGAGTAGGGCGTTCAATGGATGCTCCGGTCGCGGCCACAGCCGCATCACTTGTCCCAACTTCTACCGACATGGAAGACACCACCACCGATCTGATGGCGGTGCGGGCTGAAGCGGCTTCAGAGGCTGCCAAGGCTGAGCGCACCCGCATCTCTGGCATCACTGCTATCACCGAGAAGCACGGCATGGCCGACCTTGGCCGCCAGCTGATCGAATCCGGCCGCAGCATTGATGAGGCCCGCGCTGCTGTGCTCGATCAACTTGGCAGCAAGGCGCAGCCTGTTTCCGAGTCTGCTGGCGACATTGGCCTCAGCGCCAAGGAAACCCGTGAGTTCAGCTTCCAGCGCGCGATCAACGCACTGGCCAACCCTGGCGACCGCAAGCTGCAGGAGGCCGCGGCCTTTGAACGCGAGTGCTCCGAGGCTGCCGCTGCACGCGCTGGCAAGGTTGCTCAGGGCATCATGGTGCCGAGCGAGGTGCTGCGCCGCGACCTGACCGTTGGCACCGCATCCGGCGCTGGCGATCTGGTCGGCACTGACTTCCGCCCCGGCAGCTTCATCGAACTGCTGCGCAACCGCTCGGCACTGGCCGGCCTTGGCGTCACCAGCCTGACCGGACTGACCGGCAACGTGGCCATCCCGCGCCAAACCGCTGCAGCGACCGCCTACTGGGTGGCTGAATCTGGTTCGCCCACCGAGAGCCAGCAGACC